GAAGCTGCTCATGAAGGCACGCACCTTGCTGAATGCATTCCCCACTTGGGAGGCAAAGTTTTTAGCCTGCTCTATCGCTTGAGGCAGTTGAGTAAACGCATCTTTGATGGTAGTGATGGTGCGTTTCAGCCCCTCAATCTTCTTGCCGATGTCAAGGTACGACACAAACCGCCTGATCGCGTAGATTGCAACGGCGGTTCCTGTGGCGAACCCGATGAAGCCCCGCGTGATGCTCCCAAGTGCCCCGTGCATCTGCGTCAGGTGGGAAACGAACCCAACGATCACTTTCAGGATCGGCACGACGGCTGCGGACACGGCCCCCTCAAGCGTCATGAAGCCAGTTGCTGCTGCCTCAAGAATGGGCATTAGGTCTACTAAGATTATTCCGATCTGCTTGAGCTGGGTTTCGTGGGCGCCGAACATGCGAGCTGCCGCCAGCTTGCCTGACGTGTGAAGCCACTGGGCTAGGCTTCCCAGGATTTGGGCCAGGATTTGGAGCACCGTTCCCCCTGCTCCCTGGAACACCTCAAACAGGGTTCCCAGCACCTTGAGCAGGTTCTTCACCACGTCCCACACGTCAAAGAAGTCGTTGACAAGCTCCCGGATGATATGGTGCCACTTCTCCATCGCAGACTTGGAGTTGTTGACGTGCGTGAAGAACTTCGCCAGGTAGGGCAGGAGCTTGCCTCCGAAGTTGGAGGCCACGTAGTTGACGGTCTTGGCGAACAGCTCAAACGCCTGGGTGCCCGCTTGAACGGCGTAAGGCAAGTTGCGCTGGAATATCCTCTCCAGGTTGGTGAAAATGCCGAGCCCACCCTGGGAGCCCTTGTTCTGCATCCACCCCTCGAAGGGGTTGAGCCCCTTCTGGATGATCCCCATGTTCTGGGCTGCGAACTTCCCGATCACGGGAAGCGCAGGCTCGGCGGCCTTGATGAGGCCGCCGATGATCTTGGCCCCCCCTGCCTCGGCAAGCCCCGTCACCCTGTCAAACAGGTTGCGGAACTGCAAGGCAAGCTGCGCAGTCTGGAGCACCGCTGGCCGGGCAGTGGCAGAAAAGCTGTTGAGCGTAGCGTTGAGCTGGGCTTGCGCTATCTGGGCCTGGTAGCTGTTCTTGCCGTAGACTTGGATGGCCTGGTTGAGATTGGTCAGGGCCTGGTAGGTGTTCTTGATGTCGCCAGCGGCTTGGCCGATCCCGGCCATGTCCGTGCCCATGCCAACAGCGCCGACCGTGGCGGCGCTGGCACCCAGGAGCGTCCCTCCACCTAGTAAGCCTGCTGCCGCCGCGCCAATCGTCCCCAGCCCCGTGGTCAAGAGACGTTCTGGCCCAAAACCTGCGAGTGCCCCAAGGGTTCCGAACTGGAACCCAGGGATCGCTCCGAGTAACCCCCCTCTCTTCTTTTTTTCTTTCTCGGTCATAGTGCCCAAGGCGTTCAGAAGGTTGTTGCCCTGGGAACCCCAGGAGCCGAACAGAGAACCGAACACGTTCCCCAGGAACCCGCCCAAGAACCCTCGGCTACCGGCTGCGGGAGCTTCCTCCGCAGGAGCGGCTTCCTTAGCGGCGGTTGCTTTCGCCGCCGTTGCCGCAGCCGCCCTAGCCTCAGCCAAGGTGGTGGCGAAGGGGCCGATGGGAGTCGTGAAGACGACCGGAACCTTGATGGGGTGAGCCTTAGCGTAAGCCTGAACGGTCTTGATGAAGGTCTTGAAGGCGGCTAGCCCTTCGGTGGCGCCGATGTCAATGGGAAGACGAATCGCCGTCGTGTCAACGCTGTCGCGGAAGGCTTGGATGGCTGACTTGGCAGCTTGGAGCTTTTCAAGCAGGTTGTCAACATCAAGCGTGATTTGCAGCTCGATAGGTGGGATGAAGGACTCGGGCATCTCACTGCACCTTGAGCGCGTAGGCTATGACGTTCTCTACTACCAGGTCACGCGCCTGATTCCGGACAATCTGGCTTGCGGTGATGAACCAGGGGGTGCCGTGCTGGACCACTACGCGCTTCTTCACCCACTTGCCGTGTACTTGGAACACCAGGTAGGGGCGCACGTTCGGGTGGATGGCCGTGGCCGAGGGCCAAGAGCGAATGCGGGCGTAGTTCAAGACCCGTCCTCCGGGGCCTGGCCGGATGGACTGCACGGTCGGGCCGACGATGGTTCCCCACTTGCCTGCCCCTAGCGGGGCAGGCTTTGTGAAGATGATGGACTTGCGCAGGTCCCCCGGTGGGTTGGTGGAGTTGCCAGGTGTGCCAACCGGGGCGGCGGCCTGCAAGGTAATCTTCGCTTCCGTGGCGATCTCGCCCAGCCAACGCGGGGCGCTCTTGATCGCCAACCGCTGCGCTCGCGTCAGGCCAGCTAGCGTCGGGCTTATCGGCCTGACCCTGATACGTAGCGGAACCGATACCATAGCTCCAGCTTACAGACGGCGTTCAGCGCGAGTGCTTGCGCTCGGCCTTGCGTACTTCCTGGTCAATGAGCTTCTCCTGAACCCGCGAGTCAATGGCCCCCATCTGGAGCATCCACCTGACCACTTCCGGCGGCTCGGCCAGGTACTCGTCATGCGTCAGGTGGAACATGGAGCGGTAGCGGTACTCCTGCCACCACACGAAGAACTCGGGGGGGATGAAGCGAAGTGCCCTCTCATCCTGATTGACTAGGAACGCCTCGAAGTAGATCGAGGCGCGGTAGGGTTTACGGCCTGCCCAGGCTCAGCCGGGGCATCAGGGGAGAAGTTGGGAAGCTGTCTCATCAGCTCGGGGTAGATGTCCTGAGCTACAGAGGCCAGGGGCACGAACACCTCGACGGGCAGATTGAGCAAGTCTTCCTCGCTCTGCGGAAGAGGCTCAGGCAGCGTCCACGACCGCAGGAACGTCAGAATGCTTACCGTGCGCAGTGACAACAGCGCCTCCGCTACGTCCTCGGAGAAGAGTCCCGGGTTCTGTGACTGGTCCAGTTGCAGGCTTGAGAGGCGCGCCATGACTCGCTCAAGGTCAAGCAGGTTCCGTTGCGTCAAGCCGTCGGTACTCAACGTCGCCGAGTGCCCCCCTGGGAGTTGCACTACCTTGGATCCCATGCTCGTCCTCCTTGCTACCTGCGCTAACTTGCGTCTTTCGGATCGCGCCACGAAGCTGCACCTAGCCTAGCGCGGAGGGCTACGAAGCGTAAGCGCTGGCTACCAGGTTGCCCACGCTCACCAGGATCGGCGACACCCCACCTGCAAGGGCATCCTGAGCCGTTGGGAGGAGCTGGAAGTCCACCTCGACCTCCACGTACTCGGACTGCCTGCTCAGCGAGCCTGTGGTGTACTGCATCTTGGAGCTGTGCAGGTGCAACGTGTCCCCGGACGCATTATCGAAGAGCATGATGTCAAGGGATGCCTGGCTGCCGTTCAGGTAGCTTGTCAGGAAGGGCGAGCCCGCTTGCTCGACGAAGGTCAGCTTGCCCGTGGACTGGAGTGGCCCAGCGAAGTAGGTGTAGTATTCCTCGGTTCCCGTGAGGGCCGGGATGGGCTGCACCCCTCGCTTCAAGTCGATCTCCCAGTTGACTACCACGTCAAGCTGCTGTCCCCCGATCAGGATGGTCGTCGTCCAGGGGGCAGGGGTTTGGGTGCCCGTGAAGCTGGTCGAGGGGGCTACCACGTTCGTCTGTGCGGGGTTGGCAAACCAGGTGCAGGTATAGTCCACGAGTGCCGACCCGGTGCCCTTGATAGTCAGCTCGTCAAGCTGACCCCCCGTGAGCAATCTCCACTCTTCGCCGTCGTAGTCCCAGATGGACACGGAGGGGGGCTGGTTGCCAGGGACTGAGCCGTTGTTGAGCAGGCTGAACGAGTGGGTGTTCAGGCCGGTTACTGCTGCCCCCGCAGCCTGGTTGTAGACCAAGGGAGTAGTGAGAGTGAGCGTGTAGGGGCCGGTGCCACTCACATTGGAAACCTGGTGTGACTCCAGGGTTGCTCCCGACCCGATCACGATGTAGCTGTTGGCCGGGATCGAGGCGGTCGTGGACACAGTGGTCGCGCCAGCGGTTGCAGGGCTTGCCAGCGTGGTAGAAGCGGGAGCTGCGGTAAAGTTGTCCGGCGAGCCCAGCTCGGCCATCAGGAACAGCGGGAAGCTGTCAAGGTACGGATAGCTGCTCCACCCGTGGGAGTCGTAGCGCATCCCCCGCACGTCGTTGTAGACCGCCACCATCGACCCCTGCATGGTGTCGTCAGGCAGGATGGTGAGCTTGGGTTCGTAGGCGGGTTGCTTGACCGGGATCATGTAGGTCGGTGCGCTTGGTGCAGTCCCCCGCGTGGCCTCTAGCGCTAGGCCCATGATTGATTGCGCAGAGGCGTATGCCGGGCCGTTGACGTTAGGCATCGCTAGGCTCCTTCACTTCGTCAGTATGCTTCTTACTCCGTGTCGGGACCGGGACCAGCCACGGATCATTGATTTCCTGGTCAAGCTCAACCGTCTCGCCCGGGTCGAGAACCAGGGTGCGCCCGTCCTTGCTGAGGAACAGCCAAGTGCGCTGGTACGGAGAAGCATTGACAAACTTCTTCATAGCGGCACCACCTCCGGTACGACGATCTGCTCCCATGCCTCAAACTGAACCTCACCCACAATGAAGACCGTAGTGCCTTGCTGATCCGTGAACGGTTCCGTCTGCTGGTGGACTACGCCTGCGGAATACTCGCCTGCCGACCAGATGGCGCTCGGGTTGGCGAAGACCGGAGAGTTGAGGGTGGGGTTGGCACGGATGAGGGGGACGATGGCGTCCACGATGGTGTCGTAGCTCTGCTGCGCAGTCAAAGGGTTTCCCGAGCGCGATGCGAAGAAGATCTCGATCACCACCGGATGGATGTTCATGTCGTAGTTGGCCGTCCGACCCGCAAGGGCGATGCGGTTGCGTCGATCCGGGCCGACCAGGTTCACCACCAGCACAGCCGCGTCGCCGGTGGTGTTGCCCGCGTAGGCGTTCGCAGCGTTGACCTCGTAGTCCTGCTCGAAGATGTAGGTGCGGCCCGGGTAGACCTGCCCAACCAGGGGAATGATCCCCTGGTTGACCGCGTAGGTCAGGAAGTCCGTGACAGCCTTGCGAACGATTGCCTGGCCCATTATCGCAGGTACACCCTTCGGTACGGCGCGATCAGCTTCATTGCGTAGTGGAAGTCCCCTAGCACGCCAGCCAACCCCATCGCTTCCTCGCCGGGGCGAGCCCCCGGCGTCATGGGAAGCGTCATGGCGCGGTAGCCCTGCGTCTTGAGCAGGACGTTGGTGAGCAGGATGGTCGCTTCCTCGATGGAGTACGGGATGGCGGTCACGGGGATGAAATCAGGCCAGCCAGGGACCGCATGGGAGAACTGCAAGGGGGATTGCAAGATGAGGATGTTGCCCTGCACCTGCGTCACCACCACACTCTCCGTGTTCGCTCCGTCACGGATGTACAGCTCCATCGGCACGGTGAAGGCATCGAGGCCGACCACCTCGGAGTTGCCAAGGTCGGTGTAAGCCACCTGGATCGTCGTCGCACCCGCAGTTGCGTTGGCGGTCAGGTAGGTGTGCGGGAACCCGGCAACGTACTGCACGGTCATGTACACGTCGCCGTTGGTCTGGGCAACGTTCCATTGCCAGGCGGTGGGGGCGAAGGGGCCGGTCACGTTGATGGGGAAACCTGCGGGCAAGTGAATGAGCACGTCGTCGATGGAGATCATCTCTGCGAACGACGGGGAGATGTCGGCCTGCTGCCCCGGCGTTGGCCCAAGGGCAACGCCGAGAACTTCGAGTACCGGCTTCACATTGGCGATGAAGTCGATGTTGCCAAGCGGCTTGATCTTGGTCCAGGCCGACTCGGTGCGCACGTGGGCAGCGAGGGACGCTACCTCCCCAAAGAAGCACTCGTCGTCGATCCACGTCGAGGCTCGGTGGAGCACCTGGGCCAAGGACGCAATGTTGGTAGAACCGTTCGGGTTGGCCCCCTGCACAAGCAGGCTGGTGGCTAAGCCCGTAGGAGCGAACTGGTACTCACCAGGCGAGATGTAAGGGAGCTGCCGCTTCCACGTGACCGCAGGGGTGGTGACTACGGGGGTACTGAAGCGCTGCGGCACATACGGCATGGCTAGGTAGCCCGCTTCCTCGTCGTGGTGGTGCGCTTGCGTGCTGGAGCCTCTGGCTCGGCGCTGGCCTCGGGCTTAGCGCTTGTCTCGATGATGGGAAGGTTGGTAACTGGAGCAGGCCCCCTGAACCATCGTCCCCCTGCCACGTCATGGGTCAGCAGGAACTCTGCCAGGTCTTCAGGCACCCCGTAAAAGGTTCCCGCGCTGTCGGCTTTGTAGGTGTGGCCGTTGTAGGTAACGGCCTGGAGAGGCGAAGGGGAGAACACTTCCTGTAGGCGCGTCACTACGCGCCCGTCAGGGAGCGTAAGAGGGAACTCGCCGATAGTGACCAGTCGGTGGTGAACCGCTGCCATGTGTCCTCCCCTTGCCTCATGTCGCGGGTCAGGCGACGTTTGCGACCACGGCCTGGGCCACGGGTGCCCGGTTGACCAGCGTCTCCATCGACCTGATCTCAAAGTCGTACCGGGGGCCGCCGCCCAAGGTACCGGGCTGGTAGTTGGCCGCGTAGTCGAACCGCATGGTGTCGTACTGGCACCTCACCTCAAACACCGTTCCGATGTTCGAGCCTGGGAACGGCACGCGGTCGGTGCGGGCGATGATCGTCCCCGGCGGGACGTGAGGATGAACCTCAATCATCACCGGCACACCACCCGCAGCCCTGTTGATGTACCGCCCGATGTAGCCGCCACCGGCCAGGTTGGTCCTAGCGTCAGCGTCAGTCGGGGGCAGGAAGGTCAGGGCTGCCGACGTGGACAGGATCAGCTCAGAGATTTCCTGCGCCTGGTAGCTGTTCACCATGTACGCCGTAGGAGAGAGCTGGACGTTATTCCAGATCGCCTCGTTGATGGTGTCCAGGACGTTGATCCCCGATCCCTGGAGCTGAAGCGGCTGCCCACCACCGTCAATGAACACTGCACCGGAAGGCGTGCCCTGACCTGGCGTGACGGCACCCAGCGCCCCGTAGTCGCCCAGCGTCGAGGCAATCACTCCGTTGTAGTAGTTGCTCCCGCTGTAGGACGTGTCGGTGGTAGGAGGCATGCCGTTGCCCGGAACCGGCGGCTGCGCCAATGGGTTGACTCCCTCACCTGGAGCAAGCTGGCTAATCAGCGGCAGGTTCGGGAGGGGCTGCGCCGCAGTAGGGATTGACGTGATGGTCACGGTGCCGAGCGTGGTGGTGGTGTAGTAGTACATGCTCGTCGCCGAGCTGCCCACGTACACGTCGTAGGCCACCGCGCCCTTGACCGCAGCCCAGGTTGCCGTCACGGAGTTGTTGGCCCCGGTTCCGGTAGCGACCGAGACTGCACCACTGGCCGGGCCTGAACCGCCCCAGTAGTAGTTGACGCCGGAACGCGGAGCCACGGCCACGTAGACGGTCGTCGAGGCCGGGATGCTCCCACCGCTACCCGTGGACAACGTGACCGTTCCCATCGGGGGCAACGGCCATGCCTGGCCGTTGATGATGGCGATGTCCTGGCCGATGAAAAGTTGGTTGAGCGTCTGAAGCTCGGCCTGCGCCAGCGCGTCCGTGTAGTTGCGGGCGATGGCGATGGCATCCAGCGTCACCCGACCGGCGTATGCCAGCGGAACGTACTTGGCGTATACGTCCTGCTCTTTCAGGAGCACCGCCAAAGCACCTGCGTAGTCGGGGCCAACAGCAGGGGCGGGCTGGGACGAGTTGGCATTCAGCATGGTACGCCACAAGGCCACTTGGCTACCCTCACCCGCGATCACACGGGGGAAGGCAGAAGTGTTATTCCTCGCCGGAACGTTGACGGGGACAAGGGACGTGTAAGGTCCCAGGTCAACGCCCTGAACGCCGGTCGAGTAGTACAGACCAGCAGTTTGGGCCTTCTTGACGATCTCCATCGTCTCCTGGGTCAGGAGATCGAGGTTCGTGCTAGGCATTTAGATTTCTCCTTTCAAATGCCCCAACTTGAGCCGTTGCAGCGTTAGATCACGGCTGATCTGGTCACGCATGACCGGATCGTTGGTAGCTGCGAGCTTGGCTTCCAGCTCCTGTGCCTTCGCCAGAACCGTTGCAAACTCGTCTCCCGCCTGTGCCCCGGACGCCTTGCTGAGATCAACCCCAGCCCGCAGCGTTCCGTCTAGCACTGGCCCACCGGAGCGCGGTAGTCCCTCAACGGCCTTCTGGAGCTTCTTGAGCTGCTTCGCCAAAGCCTTCTTGCTCTTTGCGATGTACTGCGGATCGACGTGCTCAGCCATCGACTCCAGGTCGTCCGCATCCTTCTCGCCCGTCACCTCGCGCTCCATCTGAGCGCCGGAGATGTTGCCGCCGTTGTTGGCAGCGTTGGCGGGCATCTGCTCGCGCATCCCCTTGAGCTTCTTCGCAAGGGCCTTGTTCTTCTTGCGGAGCTTCTTCATCTTCTTCTTGAGCTTCGCAGTCTGCTCGTCTGCCCTCTCCTTCACCAACTGGGCGAACTGCGCCTCGTCCAGGGTGACGACGTTCTCGTCCATCCTTACCCCTCCTGACTTCATCAGGGTACTTACTGCCTTTATAGCGCGCTCTTCGGCTTCCTGGGACTCGTGCTGCGACAAGTCCATCAGCGCTGTGAGCGCACTGGCGAGCGAGTCCTTGGCCCCGCTCAACTCGGCGGCGTCTGCCCAGTCTCCCTCATGGCCTGCCTTCGCTTCGGCAACCTCACGTTGCCGAAGGGCATGAACGGCTTCCATGATTGCAACGATACCCTGAGCCGCCCGCTGTAGCGACGCCGCGTCTTGACGTTCCCATGCAGGGCTTCCCACGTTCTCGGAACCGTTCTCTACTGCATTGGGCACCACCTTGATCGAGGAAGCCTTCGCGATCCGCACCTTCTCCGGCTTCTGCGGAGGCCACAACAGAGGCCGCTTGTGGTCGTTGATCTTGACCTCGGCGGGGATGCGGTACAGCGTACGGCCGCCCTCAAAGAACGACGGATCGGGAGTGTTGTCGATCAGCCCTGCGGTTTCCGGCCCCTTGAGCCCCGACTTGCCCGACTCGAACGCCCCTCTTACCTTCGGGGTCTTGAGCGAGAACGACGGGACACCAGGAGATTTGCGCACCTTGCCCTTCTTGCTCTTCTTCTCCCCCATGTTCTCAAGCCCTTCGCTGGACACGTCGATATGGAACCGGCGGGCTGCGGCAAGCACCTTGCGGCGCGCCTTGGCCTTGGCCTCGGGGGAGTCAAACTGGGTCTGATTGAAGCGGGCGATGGCGTTGCGCGTGTGCGATGGATCGTTGACGGGCAGCTTGCGCTTGCCCGACGACGAGATGTAGGCAAAGTCGGAGTCTGGCAACGCATTGCGCTCCTTGGCCCGGAGCTTCGCCTTCTCGATCACGTCCTTCGGGAAAGCGTTCAGGTACTCCTGCATCCGTAGCAACACGTCCTCGGTGAGGGTGTTGGCCTGGGCCATGTCTTCAAGGGAAGCCAGAACGCCAGCGGCCTTCGTCACCATCTCTTCGATAGCGTCTGCCTCGGAGCTGTCGGTATCAGCAGCGTGTTGCTTTTCGTCCTCATGTTCCTCGGTGTCTTCTGCCTTGATGAGCAGGAACGGGGTTCCGTTGGCCGGAACCTGCACACCGGACACGCGGGTGGGGTCGAGCTTCTCGATCTCGGTCAGCTCGTCCAGGTTGTCGTCCACTTGCTACCTCCTAAGTGCAGCCAAGGTTTCGGGGGCGGGGCGGCGACGCTTCGCCGTCCCCTCGGGGGACCACCCTCGGATCACCCCTGCCTTTACCCACGGCCACGTCAACTCGTCCCAGATCACGCCCAACAGCCAGTCCCCGTTGCGGATCGTCACCTGTGACTTGTCCACGGGGCTCTTGACCGTCCAGTCCGGCCCCCGGTAGATGTAGCTCTCCACAACGGTGGCGTGGCCTGTGGTGCCGTCTTGGTGGTGGATGTTGATCTCCCTATGCTGTGCCATCCATTCCCACGCGGCCTGTTCTAGCACTTCGGGAGTTACGAAATCGCGATAGCCATCAGAAGCCTTGCCTACGTCAGGCCTCAAGGCAGGGTAGGCCAAGCCAAGCGTGTAACGCTTCTCGTCGGCTGCCTTGGCAACCCGTACTCGGATGTTCTGCTTGACCGCCCGCGCAGGGTCCTGCTTTTCGGAACCCGAGGCCAAGCCATTAAGGATGTTGCGGGCAGCATCGGCCAGGGTGAGATGAGCCGCCGCCGCAGCCGAGGCAAGGTCAATCAGGGTGATGTGCCGCGAGTCCCCGTGCCGGTCCTCGGGACGTCCACACCCGCAGCTCAGGCACATTAGGTTTGCCTCGCCAGTACGCGCATTGCCATCAAGCCCGCCTTCTGTGCTGCCTTGCAGTTTCCCTTGTCATTATCTACTAGCACGTGCGCTCCAACCTGGCGCATGTATTCGACCTTCTGTCGGGCTACGTCGTTGTCGGGCTGAGCGACGACGGCGAGCTTGTCGTAGCAGTGGGCCACGTTGAGGGCCTGGAGTAATGCTTGCTTGTCGCGGATCACGCTGTTCGTCACCTGCTCGCCCTTCCAACCGGAAAGAACATGGACTTCGTGCCCGTCGGCTCTGAGGGCGCACATGAGGGCACGGCAGTAGGACGGCCACTCGGTGATCGTTCCGTCTAGATCGAAGCACCAGATCATTGTCCGTCCTCGCTGACAGGTCGCACCACGATACTGCACCGGCAGTTGGGGTGGACTGGCGGCGATCCATTGGGCCAGTCCTCGGAAGGCGTGATGGGGGACGCGGCGGCGTTCTCCAGGCATCGGTCACATGCCCCTGGCATGTGAACCCACACCAGCTCCACGTCTTGTGACGTGGACTCGGCCTGCCTGCGCTTGGCCGCGTTGTACGCCCGCATCCACTCAGTCTTGATGATCTCCACGGCCCGGGCCTTGGAGCGGATGGTGCGGGCCACGTCTGCCAGGATGTCGGTGAACGACTTCTTCTCCGTGATGTCGCGGTCGATCACCAGCAGGACGCGCTTGAGCAGGGACTGGGCGATCTCGTTGGCCCACTGGTCGGCCAGGTTCTCGTAGTATTCCTGGGCTTCGTAGGGATCGGTGTTCGCTGCTTGGGCAGCATCCGCGTAGATGTCGGCCAGGGTGCGCTTCAACAGGGCGGTGTTCAGGTAGGAGCCCCAGAGGATCGAGGCTGCACCTGCGATCATGCCTGCGGAGTGCAGCAGTCCTCCCATGGCAGGAGGGATGGTGCTCATGCCCGCCACCCCTGGGGCAGCGCCGAGCGCTGCTCCCCCTGCCATGATCGCCGCGTTGTGCCTACGGACAGTCTGAGTCGAGGGCTGGTTTGGCATCGTGACGGTCTGCTTGCGTACCGGGTTCGCGGCCCGCCGGATGGTTCTGCGGATGGCACTCTGCGACAAGACGCTCTCCATCGCTGCTATCACACGATCCAGGTAGTCGTCAACAGGAATCGCTTCAGACTTGAGCAGAGGATCGATGAGGGCTAGCTGTTCCTGGAGCTTGTCTCGTACCTCGGGGTCCGTCAGGTCTTCCAAGTCCCACCACCCGACGTTTGATACCTCGTCGGGTTGCGGACGAAGCGTCAGGTCGGCCTCGTGAGGGATACGCACGACAAAGCCCTGGTAGCCAGCGTCTTCGTCATACCAGGAGCCAAGCGGCTCAATGTCGGCGGGGAGCTGAGCGCCAGTCTCTTCGCTCCACTCCCGTAGGGCTCCATCCCAAGCCGTGGGATCGGGATCGCCCCCGTCTTTGCCGTTGCCGTCAATGTGGCCGCCCGGCAGCTCCCACCTAGCCCGTGCGGAGTCGTCGTCGTGCTTGTCGGGGAGGCGCTGGATGAGCAGGACGCGGCCCGTGTCAGCCGCTTGGACGAGAATGCCAGCCAAGGAGGGCTTGTCGTCTTCCTTGGTGAGCCTGCCTAGAGGGTCAATGAATGCCTCGCGCACTTCCTCCACGGTCCGCGCTTTGGCAAGGCGCGGCCAGATGGCATTGTGGAGAACAGGCAGGATGTCGGGGAAGTCCTTGGTGGGCCGACCATCCTTGACGCGCTTGATGTTGACACGTCGCCACAACGCCATGTCCTGGAGGGCCTTGGTTGCGATGTCGAAGGCATCGCGCCTCTCTACTTCGTTCATGTGTTCGCGCAAGCGCTCCTGGAACTGCTTGTTGCCCTGTTCCTCGGCGGCCTCGTCTGCCTCGTCCTCATCGCCGATCAGGTCCACCCCCTGCATGTTCGTGTCGTAGCTCACGCCGAACGTGCCGGTCTGGACTTCCTTGCGGGCTCCCTTCGTCTTGGTCTTGGGCTTCGGCTTTGGCCCGGAACCCCCTGGGTCATCGTCAGGGTCGATGGGCTCGGGAGCGACGTAGTGGGTAGACACGGTGCCGTCTGCCTGCACCACGGCATGGGGAGCCTGGTCGGACGTGTTGGCAATAATCAAGTTGTCTTGCAACGCAGCGGTGGCGTTCTCGGCTGCTCGAGCTGCTTTGGAGCCGATCACCGGAGCTACGCCCGGGGCAGCGACGAAGGGATGGGGCGGGACAGGCTGATCCTTGGCGGGGCCGAACGTGGTGGGGTCAACCTTGCCTGCCAGGGACTCCAGGGCGAGCAAGGGGATCGGGCCTGTTCTTGAGTTGTTGACGGCCCTTGGCGTTGGCCGCTCGCGGGAGACTCGATACCCGAGCTGCATCCGCACCTCGTCCGGGCTGATCACGCCTGTGTCGATCAGTATCTTGTTGGCCTGGGCGATCTCCAAGCGATGCTGAGTGCCTTGGCCCGTGTCGAACTGGATACGCGCCTTGAGCTTGAGGTGATGGGCGATGAAGGCGTTGATAACGTCCTCGACGTGGCGCACGATAGGCAACGTGCCGATACGAAACTGCACGTCAACCTGGATTTCGCCAGTGGAGCGGTTCACGTCGTCGGTGAAGCCCAGGTCGTTGGGAACCACCCCGAACGCTGCTGCGGTGCAGCGCATCAGGTACAGGGGAAACTCGGGGTCGAACTTCTGCTCCTTGATGGCCGTGAACCGGGCTCCTGCCGGAACCCAGCGGACCTGATGGAGTTTTGACTGGTCGCCGTACATGACGGCATCCCAGACCTTCTGCCATTCCCTGATCTGGGCGGGGTCACTCTGGTCCGGCGGGGCTTCCATGAAGCCCGCCGGGATGGTGCCTTCCGTGAAATACTGGAGAAAGAACCATTGGAACCGAATATCCGTGTTGGCCTGGAGCAAGACGGCTTCCATCGGGGCTAGGCCGTACTGAGACTCGGGCAAGGGGTTGAGGCGCTGGTAGATGATGTCGTCCTTTGCCAGCCACACCCACGGCATCCCCTCGATGACCTGCAAGTAGGCAGGCACGGTCTTGCCGTCCCACTGACCACCCAGCTCACGTATCTTGGTGGCGGTTTCGCTGGTGGGTTGGTCGGTAGGGGTGCGGCCCCAGAAGTCCACCAGGGGAATGATGGTCGTGCCGTCCACCACTTCCAAGGCCACGGGCTGCCCCTTGTAGCCCCTGCGGATGTAGAGGGTTCCGGCGTCGTAGCGCAGTACGTCTTGCAGGTACTCGGCTAGCCAGGTGCGGAAGGGGTTCACGCCATCGGGGTAGCGGAAGAACCGCTCGGCTGCCTCGATGTCGTCGGACGCATCCTCTAGTACGTTCTGCGGGGGGACAAACTGGTAGTCCAAGGAACGCACGTCGTTGATGAGGTGGCGCACCGCGATCTGCGCTGCGTAGTACGAGTCGATGATGGACTTGAGGGTGGTGAAGCTGATCCGGTTCCAGCGCGGGACAAGCTGGATGTTCTCGCCGATGGCGTAGTCCCAGGTACGCGGCTCGCGCCGGTAGCCGTAGAACGGATCGAGCGGACGACCAGGCGGGAACGGAGGCCCCCATGACAGGCCGGCTTCCGCAAGGGCCGCCTCGACTTCCTCGGGAGCACGGGAGAAGTTGGCGGCGAGCTTCTGGCTCAGGCGGTTGATGAGCGCCCAGTTGGTGTTGCCCTGATTGGACCAGGAAGTCTTGGGGGCCGTGTTGACCGCCGTGTTCTGGAACAGCCCGTAGGGACCGGCCTTCTCCAAAAGGCCGTCGGCCTTGGTCAGAAGGGTTTCGCGGTCAATGTCCGCAGCCATGACCGCCGCTGCGACAGCCTCGACAGCCTTGCGAAAGGCCACGTCGTCGTTGGCCTCGGTCTTGCGCCTGCGCCTAAAGAGTGGCATCGAGTGTTTCCTTCGGCAAGTGCTCGTCAGGGGTCAGGCCGCAATGCACGCATTGCCCCGCGAAGTACCGTGGCTGGCGACACTCGCTTGAGGGCAGCGCACCAGCCGCAAGCAGTCCTTGGGGGTCTATGCGGTTCCAGTTGCGAAGTACGGAAGCATGTTCATATTCCGCTGGGGCCTCAGCAAGGTCCTGCTGTAATGCGATCATCCATGCCTCCCCGAGCGGTAGTGACCTACCCCCGACCAACGTCGCTGCTGCTATTCCTAGCGCAACCGCCTGGTCGTCGTGCTTGTCTGCGTCGTGGTCGAACCTGATCCCCCCGTTCGGCGTCTCCTTGAGCCTGACCGTCAGTAGCTCCGTCTCCAGATCACGTATATCAGGCACCGTAATACGTCGGTTGTGAAACGCTCGCACCAAGGCATGGGCTATCTCACTCACAGAGGAAGCAGTGAAGGGGAACTCTTCGATCCTGAACCCTGCGGCCCTGAGCTTCTGGATCGAGCCAGCCATCTGGTAGGGGTCGGCCAGGATGCGGGCGTGGTACTCCCGGGCCAGGGCCATCAGGCGCTCTTCTACCCAGGCCACGGGGACGTGTTTCTTGCGGGAACCTACGTAGCGCTCCAGGTGGTCCACGATCATGACCGTGTTGGACTCGCCAGGCGTGCCGGTCCACTCCTTGTGAGCCACGACTATGACCGTGGCGTCGGCCTTGAGTCCCAGGTCATGGTGATAATGTAAGACTGGAGGGGGTCATGATGATTGACACGCCATCCGCCACCAGCAATACCGGCTGGAGCCCGAACTACGTGGTGACATGGAACAGCGGCTACAGCCCAATCCTCTGGAGTAATGGCATGGTCCTCACCTTCGGTCCAGAGATTGAGAACCAGACGATCATACTCCGATGGGAGCAGTTCGCGCCGAAGGGCCTCTAGGTCGGCGGGGGACTGCCAGGGTACTGGTCCTGGAGCCTCCGATACCCGCCACATGGGGTCCCTCTTGGCGCGCTCGTAGATGGGGTACGTCCAGTGGCTTGGCTCACCTGCCGAGGTGAGCAGGATCAATCGACAGCCTGGCACCTTCTGAACCGTTGAGCGGATGGCGGTCCAGACTCTACGAGCCCTTGTGGTGTTCTCCCATTGAGCGAACTCGTCGCACACGAGCAAGTGGGCATCCCTGAGTCCCCATGCGCCCGTTGAAGACTGAGGGAGTACCCTAACCCATGCCCCGTTAGGCCCGATCAGGCGCTCAGCCTCGACCGTGACGAGGCCATGCAGCTCAGGGGTGCGAACGATGAAGGCCGCGGCAGCGTCGATGAGGATGGTGGCCTGCTCTGCGTTTGCAGCCACGACATGGGCATTGGCGAGCGGGGGGGCCTCCATGACCAGCCATGCCAGGGCGACGGCTGCGATGTCAGTGGTCTTTGATCCACCACGAGGGCGGGTGATGAAGTGCAGGCGGGGGCCGGAGTCCGAGAAGATGGCCTCGGCGTCGGCCTTCTGGAAGTCGGCAGCCTTGTCGCCCCACATGGAGCCGTCCTCCAAGCGGAGTGCCCACATGAGGTCGAGGGCTTCGTCACTCATTGGCCGTACCCCGACGACGTTCACGGCCCAGCTCCACGAGGGACTTTAGCTGATCCTGCTGGATTTGAGCTGCGAAGGAGGCATCCTTGGCGATAGCCATGCGTCCCTTCGGGCTAAGGCCAAGGGCCTCAGCCGCTTGGAGCGCAGCCTTGTCCGCTTGCGTGGCAGCCAAGATGAGTGCTGCTGAGACTTCCCCCGTCTCGAACTTCTCGTTGACGAGATCGTTCAGGAGCCTGGCCCTTGCCTCCAGTCGGCAGTATTGCTCGATTGCCACGGCATCAAGCTCCGTGATCCAGGGGTACTTGTCGATCAACAGTTCCCTCAGCACTTCTGCCGAGGTGGACAGCACTACTTCCGAGGTGGCTCCGTTGCGGGCGAGCGAGCCCAGCGCCGACGGCGGTCGGCCAGGGAGCTTGCCGGGGTTCGGAGCTGGGAGTCCTTTGCGCACCATGCAGTTATTCCTTCTAGCCTGATCTTAGCCATGCAACTCACCATCGAGCTTGACGACGACCTGTACGCACTTGCCCGGGACGCGGCAGCGTGGCACAAGAAGCCTCTCGACGAGGTGGTAGCGAGGCTGCTGCGGGACTTCGTGCGGGCTACCATCGCTCAAGCTCAAATCCCTGACGATCCCAAGCTGCTGGTGCAGGCAGGGGTGCGGCTTGACGCCGCGCCCGTGTCCCGTAGGAAGAGCCTTGCGTCTACCAGCCGCTCCCTTGCCCTGGCGTACAACAAGCTCCCCAAAAAGATCACCTGGCAGCAACTCCGCGATTTGCCGGTCAACCCCATGCGCTGTCCCCACCTGCACGTCATGCAGGTGCGGTTTGGAGCCTTCTGCGTGGACTGCGGTATCTGCCTGGAACGGACCAAGACGGAGAGCCTGCTGTCATACGAAGCCCTGGAGCAGGACTTCATCGTCAATCCTGCGTCACGAGCGCAGCTCGTGACCAAGGCGCATGAGCTACTGGACGAGGCCACGACCGTAGCCCGGCAGTACCCCGAAAAGGTCGTAGTGAATGAGCTATTGCGGAGTGCTCGCGCCGTTGCCAAGGCAGGCGCAGATCAGGCGCAGGGCTTCGCCGTCCTCGATCATGTCGGGGACGACCCGCAGGAGTCTCCAGCCCAGTAACGTGAGGTGGTTGTACTTCTCAATGTCCTTGATGAACCCTGACGGTCTCACATGGCGGCCCGTCACCCATATTCCTCCCTCAACTTCGACGGCCAACTGGTGGTCGGGAAAGGCAAAGTCCAGCCTCCACCTGCGCGGGGGCGCGAAGCGGTACTCGCGCTGGTAGGGGATGCCTTCGTCGTCAAGCAGAAGGGCTAGGTGATCCTCGGGGGTGAACGGCATCGCTAAGGCCTGCTGTTGAGAAGCATGGCGAGGGCATCGAAAAGGAGCTTGTTGATGTCCTCGGCCTTCTGCTTCACAAAGTCCATGTTGGGCTCGGTGAGCCCGTACTTCTCCACGGCCTCGATTGCCACGACAAGGGCATGACCTGCCTCGCTGCGCCGCTTGAGCAAGCGGCGCTCAACCTCGGAGATCTGCGCCTTGGACTTATTAGAGGTAGGCATATTCCCTAGGCTAGTTGTTCAGGTTTGCTTTTACCCGACAGGCCGCTGCACCCACTTAAGCCCAACGCGCTCCCATGCTTCGACGATCCGCACTAGGTCGCTACTCATCGTTGCGCCTGCGCACCGGCTGCCTTCAATCTTGTGAGGGGGCGGTTTCCAGTTGTAAAAGCTATCCCACCATAATGCAACAGGGCCGGGGGTTCCCCGGCCCTGCCGTGCGCATCCGTGCAGGCTCTATGTTAGCGGCTTGTGCCGTGTGCCGTGCCTCAGCGGGCAGTTCTTGCAGCGCTTGAACACCCGGGTCGGATGCTTGCACACGCGGCGCGTTGGCTTGGTCTTTCCCATCCTTCCCCCTTCCTCCGGCTGGTGACTTAGCGCTCGGCAGCTTGGAGGCGGTTGGCTTCCGCTGCCATGCGCACGTAGGCACTGGCATCCTGCTCGGCGATGGCGAGCAGGGTGTCAGTAGCTTTGCGGTTCATTGCCGCTGCCTCCCGCACCCACGGGTGCGGGTCCCGGATCGCCACCATCAGCACGTCTTCGGTGGCGTAAGAGTCGTGGGCCGCCTGGTAGCGGTCCCACCAGTTGGGGCTCGCCAGGAGGGTCAAAAGCTCCTGTTCCGTTCTCATACCTCTTCCTCCATTCCTCACCGCGTTGGCAGCGCCAACGCGCTCGATTAGCGGTCCCTATGTACTAGGGCTCCACCCCCTCATCGCGCAAGATCGCCGCCTCACGCGGCCCCACGCCGATGTGCCGCCACCCCACGGCCTCGAACGTCTCGAAGCCGTAGTCTCGCCACTCTCGGGCNTCACCCGGTCCNAAGTGGGCGACNGCCCAGTCATGGGCCTCTTCCGGCTCGAAGCCATAGCGGGCCCACTCGGCGATCTCACTATCCACAAAGCCGAGTGCCCGCCATACGTCCCAGGCGTCCACCTGGTCCAGCTCATCACTGGCGTTGATCTCCAGGAAGTGCATCAAGTCGTCCCTGGTCCACGCCTTCGGCATGTTGTCCATCGGTGCTCCCTTCCTCGCTCCCAATCATCATTAAGGCGGCTCCCCTTGGGCCGAGGGAGCCGCCGGTATTTCCATGCGGTCTCGGCGCACCTCTGCGCCGCCGGAGGATTGCGCCCCCGGTCGCT